AACATATACATATGATAAATTGCGCCATCGATGATGACGGTGTCGTAGCTCTCTGGTATTCTGGTTACGTCAGTGGCATTAGTAATATCTGCGTAGTTCATGTAGTATCTGAACTTCAGAGTATATGCCTTGTCTGGGGATGGGCTGACACCATAGCCATTGCCGTGTCCAGCAAAGATAAACTGTGGTACGCCACGACCTGCAGAGCCAGCGGCATAGTCGTCGTCACGATACTTGGAATACCACTCATCTCTGTCTATGTGCTTCAACGTCTTATAGCCAGTGTTCTGACTATCGTTTGCCTGAATTTGGAAACTGTTCCAGTCAGCTACTTTAAAGTATTGAGGCCAAGTATATTCTTCCTGCCCTACAATTAGAGTGTCTGTCTCCTCAGCCGCGTTGAAAGGCCAACCAAACTCAGCTTGGTTAATCTTGGCAACCGCCGACTTAACAGCATCTTTTACGAGTGCCTGAACGCCACGAACCGACCCGAAGTCGGCTTCTGATATCTCCACCTCATTAAGACGACGAAGAACTTGGTTACATAGAGCTATATATGTACTGGGCATAAGACACCTTAAAGCAGAATAAAGGGGCCAGTACTTGACCAGCCCCTTAGTATAGTTTATGCTAGGTTATAGTTAGCAGTGATTAGTCCTTCTGGACGTAAAATCTTACGACCGTATAGTTGCATACCCCGAACGATATCTGCAAAGGTGTCTGGTGAACGGAATGATTCAGTCTTTGCGATCTGATCCGCTACCGCCACTGCAGAGTCGTGACCTGCGACTAGTACGCCGTAGTTAGCTTCTGAACCCGCTGATGCAGAAGTACCCGGACCTGTACCTTCGTATGGAAGGTTGTTCGAAGTATATACGCGGAAGCCACGGATAAGGTTTGGCATACGACCATTGCGTACTTCATCGCCTCCACCGTAGTCAGCGTTAACCAACTTCGCGTCTTCGTCCATCAAGATTTCCTTGAAGACTGGGTCTACTACAACCCAACGACCATCTGTGTCTACGTTAGCCGCATCCAACAAACGAGCCATACGGTTCAGGATAGCTAGTGGTGAAGTGATTGCACCTGCACCGCCACCTGCCGCTGTCGGGATAGAAGTAACTTCTGCTTCGCCGCCGATGTCAGAACCACCGAAATCAGTGATGTCCAATTTGTTGGCTGCTAGAAGTTCGTCGTTACCTGCAGTCGAGTCTGCTTTTGTACCGCCTGTATCCAAAGCTGTACGGCGACCCCATGCAGAACCTGACCAGTCCCAACCAGACATATAGCCTAGTACTTCACGGTCAAACGCATCACGAAGTTTATAGCCAGCACGATCTGTTGCTAGATCGACAAAATTGATGTGACTATGAGCCTCTTCGATATCGTCCATTGCGAATTGGAAATAGTTCGCTTCAGTGACGACCATAGTGAAATCGGCATCTGTCAAATCTTGTGTCGCAAGTGTTGTACCACGTGCATAAGAATTGATTGTGATGTCTGGTTCTTTGATAATCTTGACGCTATCGCCCATGTTTGCGATTTCGCCAGAATAATCGGTATTTGCGATATCTTCTACAACAGAAGAATTACGGAAAGCCTTCTGGACTTTCTTGGAATAGATTACTGGCGAGAAATTACCGTTTGGTAAGTTGCCATAACCTGATGCTACTGGAAATGCCATTTGAGTGTCTCCTTAAATGAAATGGCTTGAAATATGCCTTAAGAACGCACTTAATTGAGTGCCAAGGCAGCTAAATCAGATAAGTTAAACGCAGTGTCAGTTTGTAAGGAGTATCGCTAAAGCGGGTCCAAACTCGCTGGTAGACTTAGTATATTATCTGGGGGGGAAGAGTAGAGGTATACCGAAGAATAAGGTGTCTCTAATCTTATTAATACAATGGGTTCATTGTAACATAATTAAGTGGTTAAATCAACAACTAATTAAGTAAGTTAACGGGCTGCGCCCGATATATCATAGACAAAAGCACCTGATCTCATGGCTTCACTAATGGCTGCTTCGTTTTGTTCAAACTCACGATCAGACATAGCTGCGACCATGCTCTCAGAGAACTTAGCCTTACCGCCAGTAGTAGGAGCGGCTGATGTAGTACGCCCCACCGCCTGTGCGGCTGATTTCGTTGACTTGCCGCGACGACCCATATCTGCCTTATACAGATCGATTGTACGTGCGGCCCACTTAGCGTCAGTGTTGTTCTTATACACACTGTCCTGCATTGCAGATGGCTGTAGAGCTACCCACTCATGGAACTTTGGGTCTTTCCTAATCTGTGCAAAGTCAGGATGTAGTTTCATAAGTTCTTGCTCTGCGCTCTGGCGATACAGTTTACGCTCAAAATTCTCTACTTGTTGTAGACGCTTCTCGCCTTCGGCTAGAACTTCATTGGCACGTTTACGGGCAATGGTGTCCACAATCTTTGCAACATCTGGATAGCGTTTGCTCCATTCATCGACTTCTTCGTCAGTCTTAGGGAACTTAATTTGCTTACGGGTAGCGGCCTCTAGTTGGGCTTTTACCTCTGCCAGTTCTTTATCCTTCTGGTCACGTACCGTCTGGATGTGGCGTTGGATATCCTGATACCGCTTCTTATAGCTTTCCTCTTCGGCATTTAACTGTTCAGCGGCTGGCTGTTGTTGCGATAGCTCTTCGCTGTATGTCAAATTTTCATCAGGCTCTTCGGCTCTTTGGTATTTACGTTTTTGCATGATTTCCTCACTGGGTCCGACAAGTCGGGTATCCAATTAAACCATAAATGCTATCTTCTGTTTTTTAAGCATTGCTGGTAGGGGTTTTGATACAGGCTCAAGTTCTTCCTCTGTATCCTCTAACTGGTCTTCCACTTCTACTGTGGCGACCTCTACATCAACGTCCTCTTCTGGTACGTCGATCTCTTCGTCCTCGACTTCTTCTGCCTCAGACTGTTCTACGTGCTGTATCAGGCCGTCCATCTCCATAGACATCAACCCCATTTCGGCCTCAGCTTGCATTTCTTGAATATGTTTTAGCCCGTGCCACGACACTACGTGAGCGGGTAGGATGTATTCACCCTCTGAGATCATCGCCTCGATGTCATCTCTTACGTTATTAGCAGTCGATCCAATTGGAATAGGGTTGCCAGATACTTCGTCGTAACCCGCAATGCCTTCTTCCATGCCACCAGTACACTCGTCACATCCACAGGCCATACCGCCGTGGTACATCTGCAGCTTCTCATCGTCTAAGATTTCGTCGTCCACGTTCTTCTGAATAGCCTCTCCACGCGCCCTCTCGTAGGAGTCTACTTCTCCATTTTCATTCAGATCAGCCTTCTTTTCATCTAATTGAAACTTCTTAGCTGCCATTTCTCTGCCCTCTTCTGTGGTGATACCCTTGGTGGCGGTTGCTATGCCGCCCAGTGCAAAGCCAGTATCACCGCCCTTGTACCAGTTAATAATTGGTGAGGTGTCTACGCCTAGTTTCTCTAGACCTAGTAGACCTGCCGCACCCGCTAGTTTTAAGCCGTCCTTTAGGCCAAACTCTTCGCCTTCGTCCTTGTCGTCGTATCCCTGTTGGACTGCGTCTAGGATTTCCTGAGCTTCCTCTGGCGTGTAGTCGTCTGACATAAGCAACTTACCGTTTTCGTCGGTGAAGCTGTGTATCTCAGCGTCTTGCTCTTCTAGTTGCTGGACTGCGCTCTCGCCAAAAGCCTTGGGCCAGTTAACGCCTGAATTGATTGCGTTATCTATGGCTATGTCTATTGGCTGTTCCTCTCCGTCCCAGATAGTTGGGATCAGAGTTTGGCGACCATCGATGTCAACGATTACGGTTCTTACCGTAGACAGTGACCCATCCTCGTTCACCTTGGCAGTGCCGTTAGCAATATTATAGAAGTGGTGTTCTAGAATAGGGTCCATGAAATATCCTTACTGAGGTGTAGCAAAGCCTTCTTCAGGCTGCTCTTCAGCCGATACTAATCCTGCAGAACCAATCAGACCTGCAGTAGCAATACCAATATCACGGCGGTCTCCGATGTAATTCTTCCAGCTAGGTACGCCGCCAGCACCTACCTTTTCAGCTTCGGCAATAATCATTTCACGTGCGCCGTTTGCATCTAGAGTACCGTCATCAACCATACGCCAAATAGCATCCACGCTTGAGATAAAATTCTTGTTGTTTTTCATCTCTTTAGGGAACAATGTACGTAACTGCTCCCAAGATACGGACTGCATCTCACGCGGTAGTACGTTCCTTAGCTTGGCTGCTTCTGTAGTTGCATCAAAGTACAAACCGTAGCTGCCGCGCATTCCAGTCTCTGCCTTACCTAAGTTAGACCAACGGGCTGGGTTACCTGTTGCACTGGCACCAGTAAGACCTTGGTTAACTTCGTTAGAGTTCTGACCAAGAGGTCTAAACAAACCTGCCGCAATCTGGTGTGTGTCTACGGTTACATCTTTAGGACTGTCTGGATTCAGAATGTTGTTAAAGAAGTTACGTACTTTGTGCGCCCCGCCTAGCTCAGGTGAGATGCTTTCTAACGTACCATCACCATCTAGAATACGGATAGCCTTAGCCATATTATCGAAGCTCTGGTGTACTAGCTTAGAGGGTGCGCCTGACTTTGTAGCAACTACACCAAGTATATCGCCTTCAGGACTTACCTCTCGGAAGTTAGTGCCAAAGTGTGCTTCATCATAGGCGCGTATCCACATAGCCTTCTGTAGTGGGGTCTCCATTTCACCCCAAGGTCTGCCGCGTACAGTTTCAAACTCTTTCTGCTTCTGCCAAGCTGTACCGCCCTTAGAGCCACCTTTCTTTTCAGTGGTAGCAATAGCATCCATCTCTGGGGTCCACGGCGCATTATTGCCTAGCTCCGCATTATGCTTAATAATACGTTCACCCATACCCACGTTCTGATACCAGTCTTTTCCGGGGCTTAGGGCTGCTAGAACACCTGCAGTCTTTGTATCAGAGATGCCAAAACGGTCTGATAATCCTAGTGCAATACGGTTAGCACCACGATACCAATTGGCTGAGTCCTTAGCTATTCCTAGACGGTCTGACATATCGTAGAGACTTACGATGTTATCAGTCATACGAGAGATTACGTTTTGTGCAGTCTGAGTAACATCTTCTGACCACAAGTTACGCAAACCGGGATAGTTCTCTGCCATCATAGCAAAGTTCTGCGCCATAGCAGAGTTACCGCGCATAAGTGCTTCAGTATCAGATACCATAGTACCTGTACCAATCTGACCTGCATCTCCACCTTTTTCTTCTGGTGTAGTTGGTAGGCGAGTATCTACTCGACGATCAATGTCGAGCATCTCTTCTGTTTGATCTACTACTGACGCAGGTACTGTACCAGAACTCTTCTTGCGGATAGTAACACCTGCAGCACCTAGCTGGTTGTTAGTAACCTCGAAGTTATCTCCTAACGTAGACTGTATGTACTCACGAAGCTCTTTCTGCGTGAAACCTTTTTGATATGTACCTGCAGAAGTAATAATAGACATATCTTCTGGGCCAGCCGTACCTTTTGCGTTCAATACATCTCGGCCTCTGGTAGTAATAATAGCTGTACCGTTTGGCTCAAGGATACGACCAATATCAAGAACAATACTATCGCGGGTCTCTCTAGGGACCACATTAAGTACGTTAAGATTGGTTACACGACCATAGGACGCATCTGGAATGTCTGTACCCGCGCTGTAGGTAGGCTCAAAGCCAGCGCGAGGAAATGGCTCAAAAGTATCATAACCAAGCTCACGCTGAGATAGACCTAGTCCTGCACCGTAGTCTAGTGTTTTACCTTCACCAGACATATCAGTTAGCAGAGTATCTGCTTTCATATATGTAGGTAGTGTACCTGCGATCTGTGTCTTCTGGGCATTTGCGGCGGGTGGCATCTCCCCGCTAAACATATTACCTAAATTACTGCCTACCATAGTAGGATCATACTCAGGCATAGCCTTAGCTAAGGTACGTACACCCATAGCACCTGCACCTGCAGCGGGTATTAGAGAAGACGCATTAAGAGCATCACCTAAGATACTTTCTCTGGCAGCATTAATCTGATCACCTGTGGCGTTAGTGATGTCTACGCCATACATATCCATAAGTCGGTCATCGAGGTCTTGAGTAAACAAAGCCTTGGTGCTGTCTACTACATCTCGTACTGCTTCTTTAGTTGTCTCAATAGGAGCTTGTACAAAGTCTTTTGCACCTTCGTACATTCCCCGACCAGTCTCCTTCAGGAATCCAATCTCGTCTTCGTTAATGTAGCGTCCTAGCTTTTCACCAAAGCTATCGTACTCATTATCTAGACCTACGACATTATCCAGAATAAGCTCACCGTAGCCCATCCCTTTTTGTGTCTTTTCAAGATCGTCTTCTGGTTTGTCTTCCCCGAAGAAGTACTCGTAAAAGCCCATTATTCGGCTCCCTTAATTACCTCATCTCTCAGAGTATGGAAACGCCGTAGCTCTGCTATTGCGCCCTGTATCTCTAGGATTCGGTTGTGG